AAAGAGCCACCGCCTACCAGCCATTGGCCGACAGCGTTCATGTCCTGAGCGCGCAAAACCTCGCCCACACTAAAAGACGGATAAGTCATAAAGCCTCCTAATAAGCCAATCTGTTTTCATTAAGTTTACCGAAAGTCGGATTATCCAAAATTAGATAAGCGTTCAGATCAGCACCCGAAAGATGAAAAGTGTAAACAGTGTCTTCAGGTGTGCCAGTAACAGTGCAACCCTCAACAACACAAATAAAAGTAGAACCTCTAAACACCACAGATATTTGACTACCCACAGCTGCATAAATGCCCGGCAAACTATCGAGCACCCCAACTTGGTCAAGTAGAAAATAACTACCTTGTGCCCGTTCAGACGCAGAAATACTCGTGATGGCAAACTTGCTAGTGCCGTAATTGTTCAATAAATACTGGGCAAGGTCAGAGGCTTGGCTAGTACTGCTGCTGTATGTGTTTGTCTGATAAGTACGGTACGGAGTCGTTGCGCCAGCCTTCGTTACAGTGGCAGCGCCAAAACTTTCAGGGGTAACAGTGACCTGCGTGTAAAAGTTGTCGGACAAACTTTGAAAATTAATTTGGTTGTAAACCTGTTTTCCTGTCCCGGGCCCCTCGTCAGTAAACGAAACGGAAGACTGGTACAGGTTGAACGGAGATCGGAGTCGTATTTGTTCATTCGGTGCTGCGTCAATTAATCGCCCGTTAATAGTCATTGCGGTACGGTTTAACCAGTCACCCCACGTTGTGTTGATAGTGGTGGCTGCAAGTGTTGGCGTAAACGCTGAACTAGTGACTTGTACGCCCGTTTGGGCTGTAGCAATAAGTACTTGCTCCAAAGTTGTTCCGGAGGCCATTGCGTAACCGTTACCCTGCATACGTCCAAGGCTCGCAAACCAAGACTCACAATCAATAAAAAGATAGTCAGCGTTGCCTACGCCGCCTGCATAAGGGATTCCGTATTTAACGGAAACATTACTGATTACGCCTGAATACTCAATGAAACCGCCATCAGTGCCGGTAATACGAATGAACGTACCAGCTACTAATTGAGTAATTGGAGAGGCAAAGCCAGTCGGATACCTAAAAGTTAAAGACGCTGTAGCGGTGTTGTATTGGTCTAGTTGATGCCGTCTTCCCACGTTTACATTGAACTCAACCAAATTAGACAACTGGGTATAACTGCCGTCAACAGTTGTTGAGTAGTAAGCGCGGTACTCGTTAATCATCAGTAAATGTTGCTCACTCGAATAGGCACGGAGCCGTTTTGACGCATGTAGGTACGCAAGGCAGCCACAACCGCGTTGGGATCTCCACCGTTTACATTGATAGTGACGTTGTTTCCGCCTCCCATGCCGAACTCGCCAGCACGAGACAAAGGCACAACAGCCTCAGGGCCAGATTCCCCGATAATGGCGAGGGTCGCGCGATTTACGATGCCACCGTCTGCCAGCATCGGAATGTTCGGAACCTCAAACCCCTTACCACCAAGACCCGGCACAAACGACGGGAACTTAAAGGACAACTTGCCGATGGAGTTATTCCACAGCGAAGCAATGCCGTTAAAGATGGTCTTGTAAATCGTCAGCAACGTCTTGAAGTAAGACACCACAAAGTCAAAGCCGACCTTGATGCCATCAAAGACAGCGTCGACAACATTGCGAAACCCTTCAAACTTCTTGTACGCCAAAACCACAGCTGCACCAACAGCCACCACGCCAATGATGATTGCTGAGAACGGGTTGAGCGCCATAGCAAGGTTTACAGCCATGATGGATGCAGCAATCACTGCGATAGCAGCGCCCACGGCAAGGATGATGCCCGGGTGCTTAGCAGCCCAATCACCGAACTTTGTCAGGTACGGCAGGACGGCCTGAATCGCTGGAAGCAGTGCAGCGCCCACAGACTCTTTCGTCTCATCGAGGGCGATGCCTAAACGCTTGAACTGACCCTGAGCCGTGTTAGCGGCTTCGGTTGCAGCACCGCCCGTGGTGTCTGCAATCAGGCTCATGACGGTATCGAAGTCAGCCCCGTCCTTAATCATCTGACGATACTCAGGGGCAAGTTTGCCTAAGGCGTTGAGGTTTCCTCCAAGAGCCTTAGTTATTGCATCTGTGACCGTTGAAAGAGGCTTACCAGTCGAGGCAGCAATGTCCATTGCCTGATTAGCGAACTGTTGAGCCTTCGTAACATCGCCAGTCGCCTTAGCGAGTTTCGACAACACCGGACGAAGCTCAGAATCCGTGACTCCAAGCAACGTGCCTTGCGTACTTATCCAATCCTCATTGGCTGCAATCTGTGCCTCAGTAGCGCCAGTAGCACGGCGGAGGTTGTTGGCAAGTTGATCCTGTGCAGCAGCGTCCTCCATAGCGCCCTTAGTCGCGTCAAACAATGCAGCACCTAAAGCACCAACCGCAGCGGTGGCAGGAATCAAAGCCTTCTTGAAAGCAAACTTGGTTTTAGCAGCTGCACCGTCAAGCTGGGCAAACTCCTTCTTAGCCTTCTCGACACCTGAGCCGTCAAAGGACGAAACGATAGGGATACTGAGCATTAGTTCATCTCTCGGTTTACGCGCTGGACAATACTGATAGCGAACTTTTCCATCACAGCTGCAATCTCGTTGACTTTGCTGTAAACAACGGGCCCGATAATGCGAGTGCGTCCAGGCTGAATAGGCCCGAGCGCATTACCGAGAGGGTTGGAGTTCTTGCGTCCAGCAGTCTCAAAGATTGCCGTACCCGTGTCACGCTGAACAATGTTGATCGTGCCTAAAGAACGACGGTCAGTGTTAAAGACAACGTCAACACCTTTGCGAGCCTTGTCAAGATTCCACGGGAAAACCTTGCGTCCGTTTACAGCAGGGCCTGCCCACTGACGGTTCATACCCGACAGCGGAACGAAGCGATACGCAGAGCGCACAGCCTCAGTGGCAGGTGCAGCAATGGCTCGGGCTTCGTTGTTGAATTCCTTACGAAGACCGGGCTCAATCTTGTTAAGAGATCGGATGGCTTCGTTGATGCCTACAACACTGATGTCGTTACTTACGGGCACGGTTCGCCTCCTTTGCTCTCTGCTTGAGCACATCCAACATGGTGTGCAGCTCTTGTGTATCGAATGGGATGTGATGAGGCCAGAACCCCGTCTCCACTGCTAACTCGCAGAGGGTTCGGAGGTAAGAGCCTCTTCCGTAGGGTTTGCGGTGTCCTCGCTGACAACTTCAACCGACACCAGTTTCTTGATGTAATCATCAAACACTGCTGGGACGGTGATGCCGTTCTGCTTCGCACCTTCAAAGGCGAGAAACGCTAGGTGCTCCATGGCGACACCGGAGGCAAGGTCAGATGCGCGGATCTTAAACTTGCGCTCCAGCGCCACAATGGAAAACAAGTTGGTTGTGACCTGATAGGTCTGCCCGTCTTGTTGTTCTACGTTGAGTGTGATTTTCATAGGTTCTCCTCTATGTGTTGTTTACGGATTAGGGCGTGGTTACGTCACGAACCCAAGTGCCACCTGTAAAGGTGACCTCAACGGTGGCAAGTTCGCCCACGGTTGAGTTAATTGGGGTGAAGTCCGAAAGCATGCAGTTGGTGATGATGTACTCAGGGTTCGTTGCAGATTCGGTTGTGCCTGATGGCGAGATGGTCAACACAGTGGATCCTGTGCCCACGCATGAAGCGAGGATGGCTTCGACTTCGGCAGCGCCGTAGGACAAGAACAAAGTCATTGTGACTTCGACGTTCTGAAGACCAGCTGTGAAACGGTGACCCGTGTCGCCAAAAGCGGTGGACTCAAGCGAGTCGACACCAATCATGACGGAGACGGCGTTTGCCTGATCTGAAAGGTCTGTGGTGGTTACGCCCTGCGTGATGTTAATCGTGGCATTGCTAAGGAATGTTGTTGTAGCCATGAGGGCTCCTTTGTTAGTTGCGCCGTACGGCTACGGCAACGGTTAAGTCATAGGAAGGCAGGTCTTGCCCTCCGATGGATACGAGGCCCGGACGGAGATCCGTGACCGCGATTGGTGAGTTCATTATCTGATCTGCGATTGTCATGAGGTAGTCGCCAGCGTCCTGATTGCCGGGTGGCGGTGCAAGAACACGAAGACGGATGTCGATGTTGCCCACGTTGTATGTAAACGCTGTAACCGTTGGAAGTTCAATGAGAACCGACATCGGGCGAGCGTTACGAGGGTCTGTGATGGGGACAAGGCTCAGCGCGGTGAGTTGTGTCTTCACTGCGTTTACAGCGTCAACAAGAATCCCCGATGCAGGCATTAGGCGACCTGTGCCCTGCCACAGCCAAGCAGCTGCATAATACGGTGAAGCGTGACAGGTTGTGCAAGGTTGCCCATCCCATCAAAAGCCCCGTAGGCATCGCCACTGGTTCCGCGTTCGCGGTACAGCGTTGCTGCATACATGGTTGCACCTAATTCGACATCAGGGGAAGGCACGGTGCCTTGTGCATCGGTGTAGCCAGCCTCACGGCGTTTACGGAAGCACCAGTAGTTACTCGCTGAAACACACTTAGCCACAAAGGCCGTGTCGTTAGCGGTAGCCACGTCAATACCAAGCCAAGACAACACAAGTGCTGAAGTAGTCCAAGTAATGGTCTCTGTAAACGTCAGGGTGCCAGCAAGAGCTGCATACGCTTCGTCATCGGGCTGACCCGTGACCGCATACAACACCTGATTAAGTTTCGGCACGTCATAGTCAAACTCGAGATAGCCCTCTTGACTTTTGCCGGTGTAGGCCCACTCTTCAACGCTGATCACCGTGAAGGTGCCGTTGAACTTTGCGCCTGCTCCAGCGACAACGATTGAGTCGCCCGGCTGGACTTCGGAAGGGGTCAGGGTCTGTACGGCTGATACGTCCTCAAAGTGAAAACCATGAGTGATTGTGTAAACAGACATACAGACCCCTTTCCTAACTACCTAGTGATCAGGCGAAGGTGAACTTGACGAACTTGGTTGGGTCAATCATCAACGCTGCGAAGTAACCGCGAAGAGCGATTGTGCGCGACAGTGTCGATGGTGACTCAATGCTCATCGTGCCCTTTTGCTGTTCGAAGAGTTCGTAACCCGATGCGTCACCGACAATGGCGGTTCCGGATGCAAAGTTGCGGTCAACAACAACTGACAAGCCAAAAGCGTTTCCGCCGTAGGAGTTCACACCAAGGTCGCCGTATGCGTTCATTGGCCCAACCTGTGGGAACAACGGACGGTTAGCGGTGTCAGCAAGTGACAAGAGGTTGCGCCAGCGGTCTGGAGAAACAAACAAGTGAGTCGGCAAGTTGCCGTCAGATGAGCTGAGGATGGTTGATGCAGCCTCTGCAATTTCGGCTGACCACACTTCAGGCTTAGCAACGTCTGCAAGAGCAAACGCTTGTGTGACGCTTGCGCCTGAGACCAACTGGTCAGCTGCGTAGTTGTCAGTTGCGTTTGCGTAGATGCGACCCATATCGTCAAGGACGACCTGCAAGATTGAAGGATCTGACCAGTCGATGTCGGCTTCGGAAATGTTTACATATCCGCCGAAAATCTGCTTGGTCACCTGATTGTTAAAAACAACAAGGGTGCCTGCGGTTGGAGCCTGCTCGCCAATGGATGCACCGATGCTTGTGTGCGTGGTGACCTCTGGACGGATGAAGACCTTGCCGCCTGCAGGCATTGCACGAACACCGATTGCGTCAACTACTGGACGACGACCAATGAAGTTGTTGTAAACAGGCTGAAGAATTGGGGTAGGCAAAAGGCCTGGGGTGTCAGTTGTGACGATGTCCGGTGCAGCTGCACGGAGAGCCTCTGACATTGCGCGCCACTGATCGCCACCCGAGATGGCAGCAGCGATGTATTCAACTGCTGTTGGGAGTGGAACTTCGCGACGTGCTGCCGCAAAGATTGGTGCTGTTGGAACAGTTTCAGCCGAAGCCTCAACCGTTGGGGTATCTGTTGACATGGTTTCCTCCTCGGAAATGTCTTGGGGTTGGGGTTCGACAACTTCTTCTTCTGACTCTTCGTCAGGCTGGGAAGCAGCGATTTCTGTGATGACAGCATCGGGGAACGCTGGCATTGCGACTAGGGAGATTTCGACAAGGTTTGCCTTAGAGACAACCATTGTTCCGTTCTTGTCGTATTTGAACTTGACCGGGATGGCACCAACGGACACGGAGTCGTAAGCGCCAGCCTTGACAAGTTCGATGGCCTCATCAGAGGCGCGAGTGTTAGCAAACTTTGCTGTGAACAGCAAACCCTCTTCAGCCTCTACAAGTTCGGTAACAACACCACGCAGCTGCGTCATGTCGTGACCCTCGAGAAGTTTGGGGGACTTTGCGTTTACATCAAACGCGCCTTTGCGGAACATGACTGTTTCACCCGAGGACACTGTCGCTGGAGTGTCCCAAGGAACAGCCACACCCGTAATGGTACGGGGGCTGTCCTCGCCAGCGGCAGCGTCCAAGGTGACAGGCACAGCTACAAACTCAATCTTCACAACTCATCATCCGTTTCGTTATTGGGCATTCCAGTGGGGGAACTGTCATCAGATCCTTCGTAGTCCTCAATGTCAAACTCGACATAGCGGTTACGAGGAAGAACTTGTGCGCTGGAAAGGGTCTGCTCAATAGCGTCCATGTAAATACGAGCGCCGAAGAGGTAGAGATCCTGACGCGCCTGCTGGGCGTTTTGGTAGGTCATGCTTGCGCCCTCTTGAGGGGCAGAGACCATGTAGGCAGGCACAGAACAAAGGCGAGCCATCTCGAGCGACTGATACTTGCGCTGTTCCGAGATCACTTCTTGCGGTGAATGGTTAAACTCTTTGAACTGCACCTGACGCGACAATGCGCCGATGGCGTTTTGTTTACGGGCTGCAGCCCACGCCGAAGCAAGCGAACCAAGATCATCGCCACTCATGTCTTCGCCGTCAATCTGCTGAAGATAGCCGGGCACAGTTTCAAGACTGGCGTAACGGTCTGCAGCCTGATCCAAATACAAGCTTGTGTTAATGGCGCGTTGACCAATCTTCAGGATTCCCTCAATGGGGCTTAGAAATTGGATGACGTTGTTTACATCCAGCGGTTGACCGTTGAACTCAAGCTCTTTAGAAGGGCCGTAGTACTGCGGAAGACCCGTCTGCTCGGTGCTGGAAATGTTTGCAGCTGGAAGCCATGTAAACGATGCTGGCAACCCTGTCGAGTAGCGCGTGGTGATGTAGGCGTACGCTGCGCCGTAGAAGAACATGTCCGAGAAGATGTTTACAAAGAAGAACGAGCGCGAAACCTTCGGGTCAGGGGTTTCCATCCAAGGCTCAAGAGGCAAGTAAACCTCGTCGTAGTCTTCGCCGTTCCACTGCTTTGAGTAATGCTTCAAACCAGTCGAGCCAATAATGCCAGCGAGCAAGTCACGGCTACGGGAGACGGTGGGAATGCTCAGCGCACGAACCTCGGCAGACCCGGTGGTGTACTGGAGGAAGTTGCCAATGTAGGACGCGCCAGCAGCCGCCTGCACAGGTGCAGAGGCGAAAGAGGCCGTGTCAACTTTGCGTGAGAAAATACCCATCCACTCGGAGTCTTACACAAGGTTGTTGCAAATGCAACTATCTTGATGAACCCATGCTCGGTTTATTTGCCTGACCCGGACGGGACACCATTGCCACGGCAACGATAAGACAACGGCAAGCCTCAATAGGGCCCGGTGATCGCTGGGAGGAAATTGACAGAGCGCCACCCTGACCGCGGATTAGCACCGCCCTGTTTACATGCTCCGAAAGTAAAACCTCGCCAGTGTGCTTCACACGGTCTTCGTTAATCAGACCCTTGACTGTGGACGTGTACTTGTTTATTTCGCCGTAGCCCCATTGCACCGTTCTGCGTTGGTACTTCTCGGGGGTGTGAATAAACAAAGACGGCGTGATAGCCAGCTGCGTTTTTGGTTCACGCTCCAGGGCTTGTGTGATTCGTTCCCACATTTCGGCAATGGACTCGGTCTGAAACTCGACACTGGCGACGATGTCTCCGTCTGTGTTTTTGCGACACCACACCCCGACATATTTTGAGTCGTCCACGGCGGAGTCCACCGCCAGCACCGAAGTCGTGCCGTCCCACTCGGTGTTTACAGTTTGGCGTTTTGCCCA